GTTTCATTCAATACATCATTTAATACTGAATTAGATGTAAATGATTTTTTCTCAATGATTTTTTTTGGTTGTGGTTGAGATTGAGTTGGTTTATTTAATTCAGTAATGACTTCTTTAATAGCCATCGCAACTTCTTCTCTAACGATTTGTCTGATTATAGTTTTTACATTTGTTTTTTTCTTTTTCATAATTACCCTTGTTCTATTTTATGCTTTGTACTTTTAATTTTTTTAACTAAATCTTTTATTTCACTTAATTTTTTTAAATCAAATGCAGGATTCATTTGAAAAGATTGTAATCCCATCTGTCCAGTATTGATTTGTGAACTTGTAAAAAAATCAATGATAGAATTTAAAACTTCAAACAATGTATCACCTAAAACCATCGACTCCATATTACTATTAGGATTACCAATATTTATATTATTTGATAAAATATTTAAAGTTTTAAAAGAATTAATTGATAGATTTTCACCAGCACCAATATATATGTCTTTAATTGATGAAACAAAAATATCATCAAGTTTAGAATTTAAAGTAATTCTATCAGATTGAAATAGTATTTGATTTCCATTGTAGTTATAAATTCCTTCTTGAACATTTTGATTATTATTTAAATAAGAATAAATATCACCAATTTTTTTTGTATTGTCCTCAATACCATCAGACGACAATCTAAATGGAATCGATGTTCCAGTTGAATCTAAATCACTATCTTCAAAATGTTGTTGTAATGTTCCAAAAGATGTTATACTAATTAAACTACCATCTGTTAATTTTTCAATGTCTTGAGTATTGTCTCTAGCATTTGATATGAAAATGTAAGGTTTATCACTACGACTACCAATTCTTAAACTGTTTCCATGTCTTCCTTCAATTAATGTATCACCTGTTGTTTCATACAATGCTGGTCCACCATCAAGCTCTTCTTTTCTTTTTTTAATTAATCTTCTATGAGGATTTTTTTTATTAAAGTTTAAACTTTCACCCGTCTCACCTCTTGTTGTTGTTATACCATTTTGAGTTTTCACAACTAAACTTGAAGCTTTAGCTCTATAATTTATATCATCATTCCAAGTAGGATTATTTTGTGGCATATTTAAAGGACCTAAATAATAATTAACACCACCAAGTTGTGTTAATAAAACAGGATCTCCTTTTGATGGAACATCATGCATAGTTCTAAGTAATGGGTAAAATCTGTCAGAGTCATCTTCAGTATTTTGTGTTTTAAATATATCAGCTGATTGATGAGCTACAGCCATAATTGTATTTGTGTGACTTGTTCCCTTATGGAAAATATTTTCACTTGAGTGACATACATCAGAACAATAACCTGTTACAAATTGTATATACATTGGAATATTGGATTCTTTTCCAAGAGCTCCAAATATAGTTTGTCCAGTATTTGTTGCGATATTCTGAACCATTAATTACTCCCCAAATCAATTGTTTTGTTTTTTGTAGCTTCAAGTCTGTCACTTTCATTCTGTAAATCTTGAACCGTATCTTGAAGTGTCCCCATTAATTCTTCTTTTTCTTCGTCTGTTAATAACATTGATTCATCGGATTCACCTTGTGATTTAGATATAATTCTCTGTAATACACCAGCGAGTTTTACCAAGTGTTCATCATTACGAACAGCTGTATCCATATATTCTTTTATAATAGGTGCAACCAATACCACATCATCAATGGTTGTTATGAATCCATGAATTTCTGATATTAACAAATCTATTTGAACTTTACGCTTTGTAGTGTTTTCGTAAATATCTTTTGTTAAATCTTGAAAGGTTTTACCCTCGAATATTTCTTTTCCATCTGACATATGAATCTCCATTTTGGATATACTTATTCATATATAAATATAAAATTTGTAAGAAATTGTATGAAATAAAAAACCCTCATTTAAGAGGGTTTAGTATTTAAAAGAATGAACCTGAAAAATTGTATATCACTGAACCATGCTTGTGATAAGTGTTTATTAGTTTTTTGTAATGTTTTTTTAAGACATTAACAACAGACGTAATGTGAGCGGTTTCAACGTCTGTCATTTCTCTAATTAAAATATAGATAGCTTTTTTATTAAAGTTTTCTATATCTTCCCTTTGTCTCATTAAATCAATTATAGCATATCCAATTTTTAAATCTCTATCTTTTTTAAAAATAGTGTTCATATTGGTATCAAAGTATTCAATAATTTCATTTGTTAAAACTATAAAATCAGATTCACTACTAACATCATTACCTTTACGTCTATCCAATACATCCATTTTATCATGTGTTTTGTATTTTTTATAATTATTATTATTGTGAAGAATTAAATAATTTTTAGCCACAACTGAAAAATAACTAAATGCTTTTGAACCTTTTGTGTGGTCATATTTATGCATATTCATTACCATAAATGCAACAACTTCATGCTTGACATCTTGAAATGGGTCATCAAAATAAGTAAATTTAAAAGTATTGATTATATTTTCAGCTAACTTATCAAAAGCTGCATGTATTCTTGTTTGATAGATTCTATTTTTTTTAGTAACATTTTCTGTAGAATTGTAATCTATGATAGCATCTTGAACCTCTTGCCCAAAATATACTTTACGTTTTTTCTTTTTAACTATTTTTTTAATTTCTTTTTTTACACTATCAATTTTCTTTTTTGGCATCTTGTATCTCCTCTTCAAATATCCCATCTAAAGATAATTGAATTTGTTTTAATTGTTCAAAGAAAAAACCAGTCTCATCATCTGATTCATAATGTCCTTTAGCATCAACAAGTTTCATTTTATCTGTTGAGAATTTTATCACTTGTTGAATTTCCAAAATCAATTCTTCATATTGTGTTATTCTTCGTAAAGAGTAATACACCAATACAGATGTAAAAATACTTATTAAGAAAAATAATATTGATAAAAACATCCACATAATTATCTCCTAAGCAAACAACTCATCAAATTTTGATTTTAAGTTGTCTACTTGTTTTTGTTCATCTTTTGTTTTTGGAACTTTTGTATTGATTGGTTCTTCTACTTCCGTTCCTCGTTTCCATTGGTCAGACTCAATATGAGTCGCCATCATATCAGCTTGATGTAATATGTAAGGCATATTTGAACGAAGTCCGAAGTCAGGATTGTAAGACATTAAATAAGATTTGTTAGCCTCATCATATAAACCATCTGTTAATTTAATTCCAATGTATTCTTTATCCGTAACCTTGACACCATAGTGTTGAAGTAACCACAATCCTCTATCAGGTACTTTCATATACTGAAGAGCTGGATTGTGGGTATAAATCTCATCACGATTTTTTCTATGCCAATCCGATGTCTGTGGAATATAATAATCGTTTTCTAAATCACCAACTTTTCCTAAGTCGTGATGTAGTGCTGCAAACACTAACTCCTCATCCGTGAAGTTAATCTCTGCTCCATTTTTTTCCCACAATTGTTTTAACTCAAGTGAGTGACTTACAATGTGAAGTATGTGTTCAACATATCCACCCGGCATCGCATTGTGATAATGTCCTTTAGCACTCGCAGGTGCGAACATCATTCTATCTTGGAAATCATCATAAAACTTTAAAAGATTATCTCGTCTATCATCACCGATATGTGCATTGATAACATCTATTAATGTATTCCAATTTTGTTGTATTTGTTCTGCTGATAATTTTTTCATTATTCTCCTATCCATTCATAACCATATTTGGTAAATTTAATTTCTTTGTATTTTCTTAAAGCATTTCTATAAGGACTAAATTTAATTCTTACACCCCAACCAAGATAATCCAATATATTTTTCTTTGTTACAAAACCTTTGTCTTTAATAAAGTCTTTAATTTTTAAAACACTATCTGTTTCACTAATTGATTCTAAATCGAATACCTCTTTCCAACCACCAAACCAATTAGATATTCTTTCTTCCCAAATCATATTATCTGCTAAGTCACTTGTATCATATGTAATCGGATTATCTAACATCTCATTGAATTTTTTTATGAAATCATTTCTATCATCATATAAATAAGGATATGGATTTTTAGCAACACTTGTCATTTCAGGATAACAAAGTTTGTTTGGTAAAAGATAAGGAACACCAACAGAGAAACCATCAGTTGTTGAAATACTCCAAGCTGAATATGTTTGGAATGTTCCCACACCAAATTTCATAGTGGATAAGAAATCCATATACTCATCACGACTTTCACATTTAACTCTTTCATTCCACGGCCTATCAACTTGTGTTAATGTAGTATATACTTTGAAGTCTTGTCTTTGTTCCCATATTTCATCACATACTTTTACAAACCATTCCCAACCAGTGTAACCAGCACCTCTATGATTAAATACAACTGTTTTGTCTTTATAATCTTTTCTTATATTAACTCTATCAACACCAAGATAATGTGGTTGAATGATTTTTTGTAATCTATCCAACACTCCTTGATTCCAATGCTTACTCGCTTCTTTGATTGTTAATTGTTTCAACCAATCACTATTCACTCCACATTCATCTTGCATTAATAAACCAGCGACACTTAAATACAATGCTCTAGCTGGATCGTCTTTATGTATTCCACCTCTATCACCATAAGGAGCATTTTGTGGAACTTCAAACCAATGTGAGTAACCAATAAACTTTGGTGATAAGTTTGAATTATTGTTTAGACAATTTGCTATCTGTAAAGTATGTTCAGGTAAATGTGTATAAACAATATCAAAATCATTATGTCTCCAATCAACATGTTTCATAAATTGTTTTGTATTAAAGTGCTGTCTCATTGTATTGATATAAGTTGGTAACTCATATATTCTCTGGTCAACATTTGGAAAATCTAATGATTGAACAAATTCAGGTATCAATAAAGTGAAATGGACTTTCCATTTTTTACTCATAAATGGAATCACATGTCTTAACACCTCTACCAAACTATCTGCTTCTAAGTTTTCTCTATATGTGTAATTACCATAAAGTAATATTTTATAATCATATTGAGTACTTTTATTTTCATCTACAAAATAATCACTTATATCTTTTATCATCTACCTACTTCTCCTAAGTATTTTTCTTTACATTCATCCCAAGTCATACCTAATATATCTGAATAATAAAGTATCTCAGGCTTTAATCTATTCTCTGTATGTAACTTGGTATATCTTTTAATTGCTTTTCTTTTCCACCATTTATTAATATATTCAGAACCTTGAGCAAACTTTGGTCTCATAACTAATTCATCAACTTCAATCTCACCTCTTAAAAACTCTCTTCCGTTTTCATAAAAAGAACTAAAATAAACTCCACGTTTGAATCCATGATTGTAATGTGATTTAACAATTCCCAATTCACCAAACATATAATTTATCAATGTTTGTTTAACTCCAGTTGGAGGACCCGATACACCTTCTTTCGGTGTCATAATTCTTTTATAGTCATCTTCCCTTTCATCTTTCATCCAATCAAGCCAGGGTTTATAAACTGAATCAT